AGGCGACACCCTGGAGGTCGCGCTTCAGGTCTTGCTCTGGTTTGTTGAGCCCCATGATCCCTTCCTAAATATCCCCGCCAAGCCATCTATTCATCTCTGGATCGTAAACAATCTTTCCTGCCTTCACCTTATCCGCGAGGGCCGCAAGCCGATCTGCATCCTCGTAGAGCTTCGCAATCAGCTTCAGGGCGGCTATCACCTCGACATCTCGGCAGTCCTTGGTGATTCTGAGCACTTCGTCTGCGGCTTGCTCAAGGCTGAACCCTAGCGCTTTGAGTTCGCGGCGTAGTTCTTGGTTGGGCTTGGTGGGGGGCATGGGAAACCTCGTTTATCAGCGGCTTGACTGCCACTCGCCTGATCCGACCTCGTATCTCTCGAAAGCCTGTTTGAGCGAGACAATATCCAGCGGAGATATGGGAGTAAAAGCCCCAGGCTCCTCAGGAACTATTCCATCAGCCTCCATAAGTCCTACCAGCTTTTTCCCGCGAGCCAGATCAACGCTCAAGTGACGAGCAACATAGGCGGGGCTCAGGTGATTTCCTGTGAGAGTAGCGATCACGGCCCTGCCATACATTGGATCTGCTGCGTAACTGTCTTGGTCCAGGTAGTTCTCCAGCCAACCAGCGAAGCGGCACTCGGTGAGCAATACATCAATCTCGGCAATCGTTTTATCTGCGTTTGCCAATGCTTCCGCTCTCGCCTCTTCGTAATCCTGGACCTGTGCAGGATCCGAAGTGATCAAATGGCTTGCCGACAGGCCTGTGCCTGGCAGCCCGGCGGTAACCCTTGTTCCTTTCTTGCCGACGTTAACGCTCAGCCCTGGCGGGCCAAATGAAAAGCTGAAGCCGGACTTGCTGATGTTCAGCCAAACCCAGGGAAGCATCTGGATCCGCTTCTGAAATCTCATTCCCATCGCTCTATCCCTAAGCCGGTTTCATTATCTGGCGTGCATACCCCGCCAGTGCCAGGAGTTACAAATCCCCTCCGCGCCAGATGACGCGACCGAGGATGCGGTGTTCGTGAATTTCGCCATCAGGCAGAATCTGATCGCCGTGATTAATCTTGTCCGGGTTGTCGCTTCGAATGATCCAGCCGTCGATATCCGACTCGATCAGGCGCTTCACGATCGTGCCCTTGGTTTGGCTGAACATCACAAATATCTGGCCATCGATAGGATCGACGCGCGACTCATCAACCAGCAGAACATCGTGGTCATTGATCGTTGGCCACATGCTGTCGCCATCCGCGTAGATGACTTTCAAGCTCTTCGGGTTGACGCCTTTGATTCGCAGCCATTCGCGCTTAAAGGCAAGAGTGCCTCGAAGTTCGATGTGTGGGTTTTCATGCCCGACACCAGCAGAAGCCATCGCCGTGTACTGGGGGATAAAAGCGTATTTCTCATCGCTTACCACACCATCACTTTCGCTCGACGCGAATGGAAGGATGTCTGCGCTAGCAGTCTCGGGGTTGGCAGAAGGCTCGCCTTCGCGCATTTTGCCGCGGCCATATTCAAGCCACTCAACACGAACCTTCAGCGCGGTAGCGATGGCGAGCATTTTTGCGCCGCCAGGCATTGACTCGCCGTTCATCCATTTGCTGGTGGCTTTAGGCGTGACGCCGGCCATTTTCGCGAGGCGAGCGCCTGCGCCCCATTCGGGTATCTCGTTGGCCGCTAAAGCCTTTTTAAGGCGAGCGACGAAAGCAGTGCGCAATTCTTCTATCTGAACCATAGGTTCAATATCGCATGCACTTGCATGTACTTTCAGTTCCGACATAATATGTACTGTAAGTTCATAATTGACCCGGAGGCCTTATGCGGCCGCTCAAGAAATCGATAGATGACGCTGGCGGCGTGCCAGTGGTTGCGCTGGCTTGCGGAAAGTCTCCTCGGGCCGTTTACAAGTGGCTTACCGCTGATTGCCTGCCACGCACCGAATACACCGGCGAGACGCGCTACGCAGAACGGATTGCTGCATTAGCTGCCGCAAAGGGGAAGCCGTTCGAGCCGTCTTGGCTGCTCGCAGAAGCCCACCCAAAGAAAGCCGCCGCTTAACCCTCAGTCGCCACCCTGAATGCGGAAGTGAACCAATGGCCTACAAAAACAAGACGCATCGCAACACCCACCAGCTGAAGTCGCGCCTCAATGACGCCGCTTACGCCGCTCTCCAGGTGGAAGCGTTAGCGCGTGAGATTCAGCCGGGCGCCTTGGTTCGCGACCTCACGTTGGCGGCTCTGCGGTTCAAGGAGGATTACGGGTACTTCCCGTTGATCGATGACAGCGAGTCGGACGAGCTGGATGGCTTTCCTGCACTGGGTGAACTGGCCCGCGAGCTGAAAATTCAGCCTGGCGCATTGGTTCGCGACCTCATACGTGCGGCTCTGAAAGCCAGGCGAGAACAGGACACCATTTCCCAGGTTAACGACAAGAAACTTAGCGCCTGAGTAGGCCATGGAGGAGGCACCAATGTCCGCAATACCCGAAGCAGGGCAGTACACGCAGGACGAGAAGGACGAGCTTGAGCGCTGGGCTGACGAGGTTGGTATCGGCATGGATCAACTCGCTGACCGGATTTTGCAAATGACAGAGCGGGCGGTCGAGCGGCGCAGTGCTGCTCGCCTCGCAGCGGATAAAACAACCTTGCGAAGACGCCTCGCTGATCACTGCGCACAAGAGGCGCAGACAGGAAACGTGGTTTCAATTTTCCCCGTGAGGTAACGGTCTGGCCCCTTATTAGGGGCCAGCGCAGTAGCGATTGGGCCAAGCGGAGTTGGCACCTAATAAGGGGCCAAGAAGAACAGAAGGTCATGGATTCGTCCCTGATCAGTTGATGAACAGAGTTTCTCCAAAGTAGTGGCTCGACGCCACGTAACGATTTTCGGGGTGTTACATGCAATCACTGATGAGAGCCATCTACGACGTAGTCGACGAGCACGGCACCAAGAAGATCGCGGAAGGCGCGAGCTTCACGTCTCGCACCCTGTTGGCCCAGAAAGCCAACCCCGACTATGACAGCCACAACATGAACGTTGCCGAGCTTGATCGGATCATGGCGTTCACTCGTGACTTCCGCCCGCTGGCGGCCTGGGCGGATCGCTTCGGGTTTGACCTGGTGGAGCGTGAGCGCCCGGCAGCGAAACCGCTGATGGTTGCGCTGTGCCATTTGACCGCCGAATGCGGCGACGTGGGTCGTTTGATCTTCGACGCCACCGCCGACAACCACATCAGTCAGCACGAAAAAGCCCAGGGCGACAAAGCCATCCAGGAAGCCATCGACGCGCTGCACGTGCTGCGCGAATCGCTGAAGGCTGCCTGATGAAAACTGAATTCCAACAAACAGCAGGCGAAAAAAAACCACCAGGCCCGGTGGTTTCTTCAACTGCGTACAACGTAAAGCATCTGTGAGGCGAATCATGCAGAGTTCTAGCGCTTCTGTAAATACCCCAACTAATGCCGCGACACATTTTCATTACTCGCAAAACGTGTCGCGCCTCAAAATTCGTTCTCAGGGAGCCATGTAATGCCTCCCGACAACATTATCCAGCTGAACAGCAGCAGGGGATTCACCCGTATGGACAACAGCCTGATGGAGGCTTTGGCTACGGTTGACCTGCCAGCGCGCGAACTGCGCGTTCTCATGGCCATTGCACGGCAGACCATCGGCTATCAACTCGAAACCAAGCGCCTGACCGCCGACGATATCGGCAAGCAGACCAACATGCGCCGAGACGTCACGTCGAAAGCGATCAGTCATCTCCTTGAGCGTCGAATCATTTTTCGTGTAGGGGGGAGCCGAGGTGATATCGGGATTTCCCCTATTCGCGAGTGGTCCTTCTATGAGGAAAAACCTGTAAATCTCACTGAGACCAAATCGTCTCACTCAGCCCAAATCGTCTCACTGAGACCTGATGCGAGTGAGACCAAAACGGCAACTTGCCTTCTTTATACAAAGAAAGAACCCCTATTAACTCTTCCTTCGGAAGAGATTAATCCGCCCCAAGAGCAACCGGAACAACCGAAGCCTGATCGCAAGGCTCCGTTCGGCATGACCCAGCTGCTGGCCGACAACCCGCACAACGTCCCTGAACAACTGCTGGCCGACTGGCTAACCCAGCGCAAGGCCAAGCGCGCCGCCGTCACCGCAACCGTCTGGTCAACCGTCAACGCTGAACTGGCCAAGTGCGTCGAAGCCGGGATCACCGCCGCCGACGCGATCACCGAGGCGCTGACTTCTGGGTGGCAGGGATTCAAGGCGTCCTGGGTGATCAAGCGCATGGCCGAGTCGGCCCCGGCACCGGTCGCTCAGTCCCGTCACACCGGCTTCGATGACCGCAACTACACCGACGGACTGATCCAGCGGGAGGACGGTAGCTATGCGTTCTGAACCAGTACAACCGACCCCCGAGCTTCCGCCAGGAACTCGCATCCAGCCCGCCGATTGCGAAACCCACGGTGAATTCGAGCAGAAGATTTTCTCGGTCATCGGCCGCGAGCTGAAGACCGGCTGCCCCGAGTGCTCCCGCATTGCCCAGGAAGCGACGGAAGAGTCTGAGCGCCAAAGTAAGGCGCTGATGCTCCGCATGGCCATGGAGCGCAAGCTTGGCTCGGCGCTGATCCCGAAGCGCTTCGCTGGCAAAACCTTCGAAGGCTACATGGCCACCACCGCCGAGCAGCACAAGGCGCTGAACACCTGCCGCCGGTACGCTGCTGAGTTCTCGCTGATCGCCGAGTCGGGCCGTTGCCTGTTACTGCTGGGCAAGCCTGGCACTGGCAAGACTCACCTGTCCGTGGCCATCGCAAACGAGATCATGGCCAGATCGAGCGCCACCGCCGTGTACCGCACTGTCGGCGCCGTGCTGCAAGCGATCCGCGCCACGTACGACCGGACCAGCGAGCAGAGCGAAAGCCAGATCCTGTCGAGCCTCGTCAGTCCGTCGCTGCTCATCCTCGACGAGATCGGCGTTAGCAAGGAAAAGCCCAGCGACTTCGAGCTGACAACGCTATTCGCAATCATCAACGGTCGGTACGAGGAACAGCGCCCGACGGTGATCGTTTCGAACTTGGACGCCAAGGCACTGCCGGCCGCCATCGGCGAGCGGTGTGCGGATCGTCTGCGGGAGGGCGGGGTAATCGTCATTCCGTTCGAGTGGGAATCTCAGCGCGGCAAGGAGGGTTTCTGATGATTCCTAAATCCGCAAACACACTGGCCTGCACCTTTGCCGGTTTCGCCATTGGCGTGTTCTGCGTCCTGATCACAATGGCGGTGACGGCATGAGCGACAAAATCAGCGTCAACAGCCCGGCCAAGCTCTCCGAGGCCATCAGCTGCCTGACCACCATGTACCGCGACAAGAAGTTCGTCGTGGTCTCTATGCGCCCGGGCAAGGACCGCACGCTCGATCAGAACTCGTTGTGGTTTGGGATGTACAAGCGCATCGCCGAAATGACCCAGATCGGCGACGCGGCCGACGCTCGCCGGTACTGCAAACTGCACTTCGGCGTGCAGATCCTGCTGAACGAGGACTCGGGGTTCCAAGCAGCGTGGTACCGAGTCATGCGCCATCTGCCCTACGAGGAGAAGCTGGCCATGATGGGCGAGTGCAAGCTGTTCGGTCCTGACGGATTCCCCGTTACCAGCCTGTT